TTAATGTTATAATCAACAAACTTTTGCCAATCTTTTGTATAAAATTCTCGGAAAGTATCAAATTCTGAGTGGTCAAGTTTCTTTTGCCCCAATTCAACAAAAGCAATATGGTCAAGACGATATGATTCTTGATTTGTATAAGTAAATTTCTTATACAAATCAAGATAATCAATGATTGAAACTCCAGCAACTTCGTAGGAAATTTGCTCTCTTCCCTGAATTACCAATTCTTTTCTACGAATATTTCCCCAAGGAGAAAGACGACGTGCTTCTTTTTCCCCAAGAATTCTTTCAATACGTCCCGCAATATAGGGAATATCATATAATTCACAATTCCATCCAGTAACTGCATCTGGAGTATTTTGTTCCCAAAATGCAAGAAAATGATTAATCAAATCAATCTCATCAGTGCAGTGAACATAAGATACATCTTTACGTGTATTGTTATACGATCTTCCATTCGCAAAACAAATAATTTTTTTTGTCGAATAATTCTGAATAGATATTGTTAGTATTTCTTCTGCACAATCAAAAACATTCGGGAATCCACCTTCTGCAGCAACCTCAATATCAATCGTTACTAACCTAATTTTAGTAATATCAAACTTAATTTCTTCTTCTGGATACTTATCGGAAATATATTGTGCTTTATAGTTATCATTTCCATAAACAGTAAACCCATCAACCTTTGAATATTTTTCAAGAAATTCCCTACAGTCAGAAATTTTCCCAGGTTGAATAGGTTCTACTGCATATCCATCAAGTGTTCTATACTTTGATTTTTTCTTTGAAGAAACAAAAAGAGTCGGTTGATACTCTTCCTCTATTTGAAAATACTCCCCATTATCATAACCACGAACCAACATTTTATTAAATTTTTCATAGACGTTGGTATAAAATCTCATTTTGTAAGTTCAGTATAATCGTCAAGTAATTTTCCATTTGGTTCAACAAGAGTCAAAATCTTATCTGAACTCATCATGATTTCTGTATCATTTGTAAATGTCTTTAACCAAGGAGAAAGATTCCCATCTTCAGAAATTAAATATGGTTTTTTTAATTTGCAGTTTGGTTCACCAAAATCAACAAGAACTTCTTCAATCTCAGTTATTAAATTCAACTGATTCTGGAGTATCAAGACTTGAATCACTCGACTCTTTGTTTCCTCTTCCATAAACTTTTACCTCATAAGATTTTTTTAATGTTGCTGCTGGTTCTACAATAGAAACAACCCAGTCTGGATTTACTACAATATCTTCCTGTTCTGTAAGTGGAATCCAAGGATAAACAGACAGACTATATTGCCTATTTTCTGTTGTCACTTCATCATTTGTTAATATTTCTGGTTCAATCAATTTAACTACAAATGGATTTGAAAAGACATAAGAAACTACCTTTTCCTCTTCAGAAACCAACTCTTTAATATCTGCAATTACATCTTCTCCGGATTTCAATATTGCAAGTTTTATAGTCATTTGTTCATACCTTTTTTAAAATTTTAGCAATAAAAAGGGGAGGTGTCAACTGGATTTTGCCAGTTACCTCCCGTGGCATAGCGACGACGATATTCAATTATATTTAGAGATAATCTTTTCTCTTATGATGTTCAGGAACAATTCTACCAAGAGTAACAGTCAGAAGCCCATCCTCAAAATCAACTGATCTAACTTCCGTATCGTCAGAGAGTGTCCAAGAACGTGTAAATGATCGTTGAGCCAGACCTTTGTGGACATACCTGGTGTCAGTTTCCTTATCTTCTTTTTGACCTTCAATAAAGAGTTTTCCATCTTGCGTATAGACAAAAACTTCTTTTTTTCTAAATCCAGCAAGTGCCAATTCAAGTCTCGATTCTACGTTGCTGACTTGAACTAAATTATAAGGAGGATAGTTTGCTGTAGTTTCGTGAAGACTGAAGATGCGATCAAAGTATTCGTCCATTCCAATACTATTGCGAGTGATTCTTTCCATCAAAGCAGGAAGATCGGACGCAGTAAACCGTGATGTTGGAAGGTTAGTCATTATTGTAGCTCCTTTAAAAGCGAGGTTTGATTGTGTGATCCCTATAAGGCGATCATTAATAATTTATATTAGTTTGTATTATTTTTCAAGTGTGGTTTTTACTACACTATTCTTAACAGGTCTTCCAAATGTTCCGGGAGAAAACTTCATACCTTTATTCCAAGCAGGTTTGCCCCTCATAGACATACTAGTTTTTTCTCTCGATGCTTTACTTCTTTTTGATCCAGAAGTACCTTCTCCACCATCTGTCTTATTAACCAATACACCACCACTATCTTTTTTCCCCCAAAATCTTATGAGTTCCACTTCCAAAGATAATGCTTCTTGTTCCGTTAAATTTTCTTTTATTCTTACTATTCTATCTTTATCAGGAGGTCGTTGAGCCAAACCCAACTTTCTTTTATTTGTATCTCTAAATCCAGAACCTTTCCCAATATAATAAGGAGAATATCTATCTTCACGCAAATAAGCGTAAACGTAATACTTTTCCATCTGCTTTGTTTGTGGTTATAGTTATTTATACAAGAAAAGGGGCATTTCTGCCCCAAATCTCTTTGCTTGAATAACCACAAACAAGCACTATTATTTATCAACCAATAATACTATTTCTCCACTCCTCACTCATATTCACCATAATTGCTTCTGCTGCTTCTGGTGTTTCAGCATATCCTTCATCAAGTAAATGTGAAAGAATGATGTCGTAAAGGTCGTATTGGTCAGCGAGTCCAATTCCAGCAATACCATATCTTCCACCACTACCTGGTGTATATCTACCAGTTCCTGATGGTGTTCCAGACCCACCTAAAGAGGAACTTGCTCCTGGTTTTGAACCAGTTGGTTTAGGTTTTTCAATACGATAAGCATTTGGTTTTGAACCAGTTGGTTTAGGTTTTTCAATACGATAAGCACCCGTAGTTCCAAAACCCCTACTTTGCCCCTGTCCTTGAGGACCATATGCAGCAGATTTTTTTACCTGACCCTCAACTGTTTTTGCGGCAAGGGATGCAGATGCTCTTGTTACTGTTGGAGTATTTTTTAATTTATCAATAGATTTTTGAGTATCTCTTTGAGCATCATCCAATCTTTGATTAGAAACTGCATTTCTTGCTCTGTCTGCAACAGAACCTTCATTAAGTTCTTGCGAAGAATAAACTTCCAAATATGCTTCTTGAAGATTGCGAAGTTCTTGTGCGTCCATTTTATGAATACTTTTTAAGTATTTAGAATAACACTTCACATAAAAAAGACGGGCAAGAAACCCGTCCTTTTTTTATTCGGCATCCTCTACCTTTTTCTTTTTAGCACCAATATTGTATTTAGTTTCCAAAATCCAGTCCCCTTTGTCCTTATATGAAATAACCTTAATTTGATTTAAAGGAGCGATATCTACAATTTTTTCAACTTTTACAACTGTTATAAGACCCCAATCCGACAACAATTGAATAATTCTGTTTCTTCTTTGAATATCATTCAAAGTCAGATTAGCATATTTACCATCTAAGGCAAAAAGTTCCTTAAAATGAACAATATAATAACGACCTTGTTTATGGAGAATATGACAAGATTGGTATATTTTCTTTTCTTTCCGTGATGCAACTCCAATACGAGTCAAGGTTTCACGAACTTTAAGAAAATCATCGGGTTCATTCAGAACCACCTCAATCATATGATCAGGTGACCAATTCACAACAGGTTCAACAATAGTACTCATTTCATTCCTCCAGTTTCAAATTTTGATTTTATAAAATTAATTTGCTCTTGTGTTAAAATTCTCAAGACTTGTTTTGCCTTTTCATCACTATATCCATAATAAAGTTTAATACAATTAATATCTTTAATTGTGTCTTTACGAATCCAAGGAGAAAATCTTTTTCTCTTCCTTAAACTATTTATATAAAAATCATACTGCATCTTTTTGGGAAGAGAATGAAACATATTCATTTCATTTGAGAACATTACTGTATCAATATGACCAGAAAAACACCGATTAATGATATAGGGTGGATATTCTTTTTCTGAATCTGGATTTTCATCCATTAAATTAATTTTTGTTTGATTTATTGAGTTTAACCAATCCTTAAGTTCAATTTTCATAATCGGGTTTGTGATACTTCAAGTATTCCCAAAAGGTTAATTTCATTTCTTTCTGAGTCATTCCACAGTGCTTTGCTGCAGCAGGAAGAGTCATTTTAGCACGAAATAGTGCCTCATTTGCCTCTTGAACATTTTCAGGAGTCGTCTTGACTGGATACTCATAAAGATCCCTATAACTAATTTTGTAAGGTTTCATTTGAACTCACACTCCACCATAATCTCCGTGAGTGCTGCTAGGAGATTAATTTCCTGGTCAGCCACGAACGCAATTTGGTATTGATACTTAGCAATAACAAGAACGGCAGCGGGGATAGACTGGGATAATAGAACACCACAAAGGGAGTCATAAACCCTGCGAAGAATGATAGAAGAATCGTTGTCCAAGTTGGCGACCACCCACTTTCGGACTTCTGTGAAATTCTTTTCTTTGAGATATTTGATAAGATCATTTACAGCAACGTCAGAGAAGGATGCAAGAATACCAGAGTCAATTTCTCCACCAACGGAATAACGTTGGCATTCATTGAGAACTCGTCTCCAATCGGGAAAATGCTTATTAATCAGTTCGGCAAGGACTTTAGGATCATATCGTACACCTTCCGCATCCAAGATATTTTGAAGACGCTTGAAGAAGGATCCTGCCAACTGAGTTTTTTCTTTTCCTTTGATACTGAACTCAACAACTGCACATCGGGAGTGAAGTGGTTCAATAATTTTATTTTTGTAATTGCAGGTGAATATGAATCTACAGTTGTTATAAAACGTCTCAATATTAGCCCGTAAAAGGAGTTGAACGTCGTTGCCTGTGTTATCTGCTTCGTCAATGATGATGACTTTATGTTTACCAGTTCCTTGAAGTGAGACGGTCGAAGCAAAGTTCTTTGCTTGGTTCCGTACCGTGTCCAAAAATCGTCCTTCATCAGATCCGTTAATAACATAATAGTCTACTCCTAACTCATTACACAATGCCTTTGCTACTGTAGTTTTTCCCACACCAGGAGGACCAGCAAGAAGCAAATTTGGAATTTCACCCTTATTTAGAAAATCACTAAATGTTTTCTTAATGCTATCAGGCAAAATACATTCTTCAATTGTTTTTGGTCGATATTTCTCAACCCAAATAAAATCATCACGCATACTCATAAATCCAATTTGGCATTCTATCAGGAATTTTTAGGTAATTGTCCTTTACCCAAGGTTTAGACGCAACATATTTTTGATATGCTGTTGGAGTATCAATACTATCATCAAGTTTGTACTCATCAGGCATTGCTCTTGTGAATTCTACCACATTTTTGTAGATAGAAATTTCTTTTCCACTTTTAATAGCAAAGATGTTTTCTGCAACTTCAAGTCCTCTCATACAAGCGTGTTTTTTGCCATAACGGTGCCGATACTCATTACAAAGAGCATACCCGTGCCGAATCAACCAAGAAAGATTTTCATAACTATCTGCTGCCCAAACGGTACAAGGATGATTTCGGAATGCTCCCTTTTCGGTACTATACGGGGTTCCATCCTTTTTTGGAATAGTACCCCAATTATAATACCATTTAGAAAAAATAACAGAAATCATTTGGCAAGTTTCTAGAGGCATTTTTACAATATGCTTATCTGGAAGTGATATTGCAGAAAGCACAGGACACTCATCAGTCACAAAAATATTCATAATATAAAATAAAAAATCAAGAGAAACTAGAGTCTGGTTCCAAAGCAATATAATAGGTCAAATTATAACGTTCGTTCATGAACTTAGACAGAAGTTTTTCTGACACAACCACGTCATAAGAACCAGGAATAATCTTGATGTTCTCAACCTTAAAGTTAAAAGTAAATTCTTTATCAGTTTCACCAACAACAATAGAGTATTCATTTGAAGTGTCGTTTTTCTTATCACGAACAACCAAACGAATGACACCTGCATCACCAACTGCTGACAGGTCAGGAAGTTGATAAACTGCTGCTGCTTTAATGAGTTTATCAAGTTGCGAATGCTCTAGTTGAAAGCAAACATCACTAGAAGGAAGTGAAATTTCTTTTTCTGGTGGTGATACAATAACTTCTGGGTCAGCAAAGAAATACTTCACACGACGTTTTCCTTCACGAATAATTACGTGCGAATCATTTTCAAAATCAAGGTCTGGGTCTTGGTGTAGTCCCAATCCATTCAGAAATTGATTAAGGTCATAAATCGCAAAATCTTTTGTGAATTCTTCTTTGATTTCTGCTTCAGCAAGAATATTCTTCATTACTGAAATTGTGCGAAGTTTGGAACCTTCCTTAACCAAAATAGACTGATTAATTGAAGAAAAGTTTTTTAGAATAGTAATAGTAGACTCAGAAAGTTTCATAGTTTGAGATTTAAATTTCACTTGTTTTCAAC